CGTTGCAGTGGTCCCACTTGAGTAATTCCGCTTTGGCGGCAATGAAGTTCCGCGCGTTCACATAGCCGCGTAACGCGCTCGAGCGGTAATTCCCAATCCCGAGATTGAAAATGAAATCCGTGAGCGCGGCTTGTGCGCCCGGGGCGAGCCCGGGACTGTAAACATTGAGCAGCGCATCCGCGCAGTTAAGATCGTGCATCAGCTCCTCCTCCGCTTGCTCCGCCGTCCAGACGACGCCCGCGTACACATCCTTTCCCGTGTGGCCGTAACCGATCGTCCAGACGCCGGCGGGGCACAAATAGGCCACGAGCTTGCAGCCTTCAAACCGCCGCGCGAGATCCTCAGCAGTCACAGCCCACCGCTCTTTTCCCACTCGCGAATAGCCCAGTAGACCCAGCCGAGTGCGAGGGCGAGCATGGCGAGTCCGCCCAAGATCCAGTAGTTCATTTCACGAGCGCGGTGTAATGACCGAGCACAATGCCGAACACGAGGAAGATGAACGCGGTCCCGATCAGCCAGCTTGTTGCCGCGCGGATGACGGGCAGCTCCTTCGCTTCCTCGCTCTTAAGCTCCTGGATGACGGCTTTGACATGCGCGAGGGTGACGTGCTCGACGGTTTTGACATCCGTTTCGGCGTGGGCGAGGTCCGCAGTGGCGTCATTCTTGATAACTACTAATTCTGTTTCTGTCATGAGTGTTCCTTTAGTTGATGGGAAATCACGGCGCAAATTTCGGGTGCAAGGTCGCGAGCTCGACCGCCAGCGTGTAGCCCGTGTGCGTCGCATCGGCCACCACGTCGGCAAGCGTTGCGGCGGCTTCGGCGTCTAAGGTCTCAGTCGCATCCAACAGGTGCGGCATCGCCTGCCAATCGACATCGGCAGGCACGGGGATCGACTCATCGCAAAAGACGACGGCGAGCCAGCCGACCCCGGCATCCCCGTAGGAACTCAAATCGAGAAAGTGATGCTCGCCCATCTCCTGCTGCACGATGGGCAAGTCCGCCACGGGGACCAAGTAGTAGCGTTTCATGGTTTGGCGTTGTGCGAGAGCGGCCCCAGGCGCGTCAGGAGGTAGAGGTGCGGGGCGGGAAGCTCGAGCTGCACTGCATTCGCGGTATCGAACACGGCTTTCAAGCACACGACTTCCAGGTGATTGCCGGCGCTTGCGAGGATGTCCAACAGATGCAGATCGGCCGCCCGCACTTCCCGGCGGTCCGCGCGGATGAAGCGGTGATCGGGCGATACGACCAGAGTCTCGCCGTTGTGCAATTCGACACTCACCCAGGCGCTTTGTGGGCGGTGCGCGAGGCGCAGGATCGGCGCGCTCGCGGTGGCGCTCGTGTAGAGATGGTCCCCGACCCGCAAATCCCCGGCCTTCACGAGCCCCTGAGGGGTTTCGATGAGCAGGAGTTCATGCGGACAACTCAAGCCGCCACCCCCGCCGCCGCCGGATCCCGACGTCGTGGTGGCGACCTGGAAGCCGTTCAACGGGATATTTCCTTGCGCGTAGGCAATCGCCGCGGCGGAGGCCTTGCCCGCCGCCGGATAGCACATCGCCGGCGACCCTGACCCGCCGCTCGTCACCCACGCCACCGCGAGCGTCGATCCTTCCGCGGCATACGGATAGACCTTGTAGGTGGTCCCCGTGGAGAGGCCCGTGATCGCCTTGCTGCCCGATGCAATCGAGCTCACCGTGCCATCCGCACGGTAGAGATTCATGGCGGGCCAGGTGATCGTGATCGTGGTGGTGGTCGAGGTATAGGTGAAGGGCTGGTCGGGTACGCTCAGCGGGGTGGATCCTTTGGCTGCGACTTGACCGCCCGAGGGGTCCACCGCCTTTTGGCCGATTTGCGGATTGTCGATAATGGGAATCGTCGCCGAGGGTCCGAACTCCAAGGAATTGCACCCCGCCCCCACGTCGTGCAGGAGAATGTCAGCGTAGAGCGTCAAGCCCGAAACGGCTACCGTGCGCAGCACCGTGCCACTCTTTAAGTAGGTGAGCGTCGCGCCGTCATAGGTAATGGCGAAGACATCGGTGCTGGAATAGCTCCCGTACGACGAGATAGCCGTGCCGCTCTCGTAAATGCCTACGGTTCCGCCGTTGCAATAGATCGCATAATTGAGCGCCATGTACCCAGGCGTTGCGGGAATGGCAGTCACCAACGACCCCATTAAGAGGTCCAAGTTGTTCGTCTTGAATACCAAGTGACAGGTCGGGAACCCGGAGATGCTGTACACATCGGAATCCCACGCAGTTGCCCCGCCCGGTGGCTTGGTGGCGCTCGCGTTCGCCACCGTGGCCGTGCCGCGCGCGATATAGAGCACCGGCGTCGCCGTGCCGTAGGGGCCGAACTTCAGGTTATTGGCGGCGGCCTGGAACGTATTGAACGAGGAATCTAAATACAGCGTCTGGTTCGCCGCCGCCGTCTGCTGATAGATCACCGTGCCGTTCTGCAGATAGCGCACGAAGGATCCGTCATAGGTGATCGCCAAATCATCGCCCGCGGCATAAGTGCCCAACGTCGCAATCAGGGTTCCATTGTTGTAGACCACAAGCCCCGTACCAGGCAGGCATTCGAGCGCGTAGTCGAGCGTCGTGTAACTGCTCGAAGTGGCCGGGTCATGATTGAGCGACATCATGAAGGTGCTCGAGGTGTTATCCGCCGGCTGCCAGGAGACGAATGCGCCGTTGGTATAGGCTTGGAGCGAATTGACCGTGCTGTCCCAAGCGGTCGTGTTCGTGCTTTTGAAGACATTGTTGCCGACGACCGTCACACCCGATCCCACGAGCGATACGGGCGATGGCATTAGCTGCCCGGCGTTGTTCGATGCGAGGACGTGCGAATAGGCGGTGCAGGCGGCGAGCGATTGATACGCTCCACCGTAGACATTGAAGCTCGCGAACTTGAAATACATCGTCTGGCCGATCATGCCGGGGTCGTAGGGCACCCGGAATATCCCCGCATCGATGCGCGCGAACTGCGCGCCCGAGAGATGTGCCGCGGGGCTCGAGCCATAGAGCCCGCGCCGCAGGGTCGTCAGGTTGTAGGTACCGGTGCCGGTGAGGGTCGCGGTCTGGTACGCCATGATCTCGCCATCGACGTAGAGGAGCGTACGGAGGTTCGTGTAATCGGCGGTGGACCCTGAGACGAGCTGCAGCGAAGTGGTCGCGGCATTGGTGAGTGCCACTGACAAGGTATCGGTCGTATCAGGATCGGGATTGCTCGGAAGGTTCGCGGTCAACGTGCCGTAGCGAGAGGCTCCATGCACCGCGCCTGCATAGATGTAGGACACGTTATCGAGCGACATGTAGACATCGCCCCCGCCCCACGATCCTGCAGCGCCTTGATCGACCGCGACCCAGATCTCGTGTCCGCCGTTCGCGCTCACGAGCGCCGCGGGAGCCGCGAAGATCAACGGCGTGCCGACCGAGGGCGGAACCACCGCATAATTCGCTGCGTACCCCTGGCTCGCCTGCCAGTTGTATACCGGGGCTGAAGCCGTCCCGACCAGCATGTCCTCGGCGGTGATGGTCAGAAGATCGTTCTCATCGTCATCGACTTCGGTGATGCGCACGAGCTTATTCGTGAGCCCTAATACCGAATCGGTGATCGAGACTAAATCCATCGGTTCCAACAGGCAGTAATCCGCGCGGATGGAAAACGTGAACGTGTTCCGGATATAGAGCTGGCGCTGCAAGATGAGCTGCGCGACTTGTCTCGCCACACTCCCGGTCGTGATCTGGTGAAAGGTCAAGGTCGCCCCGGTACGCACCCCGTTCAAGGCGATGTCTTGGTCGTCCTTCGCCTGGGCGATGTCGGTGTTGTACGCATTCGCGCGATTCAAATATTCCAGATGCACCGTGTTGAACGTGTCCGCCAACGCGGCTCGATCGACGATCACCGGATCAGACCCCGCACTTGCGGTGCTCGAGAGCATGAAGTCATCGTCGGTGAAGGAATAAAGCGGAGTCAGGTTTGGCGTGTAGGTGCGGCCATTGCCGGTGACGCTCGCATCGGCGTAGGGGACGATGTTCAACGTTCCCGCGGAAACAAAGGCGTTGGAATTGGTGATCTGCAGCGTCTCTTTGATGAAATCGACCGCCGCCCGCTGAGTCGATTCGTACGGGCTGATAAAAAAGCCCATCGCGATGCAGTAGCTTTGATAGGTGAGAACGCCCGTTCCCTGGATGACCCCAAGACCTGAGAAGTTCGCGCCGTGATTCGCATCCGTGCAGTAATCGGTGAGCATCGCGGACGGTTCCGCATCGTTGATGGTGCCGACGGTGTAGGGCGCGAGGCCGGTCAATTCAAAGGTGTAGTTGGGCAGCGCCGCAGAGCTCCCGAGTGCATAGTTCGGCACCCCGATATAGGCGGTGTGATCGTAGGGAACGGCTTGGCTCGGGTAATTGCCGGAGAGGTAGCTCCAGGTCGCCTGTCCGCCCGCGCCGGTGAAGAGCGTGCCGCCGATCGAGGAGAGGGTCACGAGCGCCTTGTCCTTCCAGATCTGCCCCATCGGGCCGCCCAACTGTCCTTCGATCAAGAGCCACACCATCGAGGCGGTGTAGGTGTAAGTGGTATTGGAGGATCCCCCGCCCCCGCCCTTGCCGCCGCTCTGACTCACCGTGTGTGCGGTCGCGACGAAATTGCCGTACCAGCCGAGCGTCATGGGCACGCGGTTCTGGCCGTACAGAAGCCCGATGCAGTTGCCGTAGCTCGATTGGTTGATGTTGATCGCGTTCAAGCGGACGTCGGTCGTCGACTGGGATTTGCCGCCGCCGAGACTCATACCGCGCTCCAGTACGAGTGGAAGCGATCTTCGAGGCTCCGCAGCTCGATCAACTCCACATTGCGTGAGGGGCGGTGGGCGTGAATGCCCATGAGCTCCCCGTGTCCGTGTGCATCGGGGACTTGGACGATGATCACGCCGTGCGAGACGCAGCGACCGAAGTTGTACACCGCCACATCGCCCAGTTCCGGAACCTCGACCTGACGCGCGTGCTTCAAGACGCCCTGCAGGTAGATTTCCTCCGACTGGTGGAAATACCATTCGGGGGCGTAGTTGCCGGGGTCGAAATCCTGTGCGACTTTGCCAACGGCTTGAAAAACGCAGACCAGCAGCCACACGCAGTCGGTCCCGACACCCTTCACGTGCGCGTGAGGGTGATACGGAGTTCCGAGCCAGGAGAACGCTTCTGCGACGATCGCGTTACGCAGTGCAATTCGGTTCGAATCACGGGACATAGCTGCCCCTGCCGCGTGCGCCAGAGAAGCCCGATCCGGCCCCTTGCCCGCCCTGCCCGCCCAAATCGCGCGTGTTCCCCTTCGGCGTGCCGCCGTCGTAGAGCGTTTCCGGTTGCGGCACGAACGGCGCGCCGCGGTAACGTCCGCCGGTGGTCGTCAAATTGGCGAATGCGGGTCCTACCGCCGTCGAGGTGTTCGAACAAGCCGCTTGGGTTTTGGGGCATCCGGGGAGGATGGTGAAGCTATCGCCCACCGACGGCAGTGCCGCCCACGGCTGCACGGCAGTGACCACGCCTCCCGCGAAGCTCGAGATCGCGTATTGTGAGCCGGACAGCACCCCGGAGGTGAACGTGATCACCCCCAACGCAAAATAGCTCGCGACTTGCGTCAAGGCCGTGGAGCCCACGGTCAACGCGGTGACGTAGCCCGTAATCGTGCCGCTTTTCTGAAAGGTTGCCTTCGATAACCCGCACCCCGAATCGAACAGGGTATGCACGCAGCCCGCCTGCAGGATGTTCCGGGGCATCATCACGTTCAGCACCTGCACGGTGTCGTTCAGCGTGAGATCGACGGAGAAACGCCCCGCCTGCATGTCATCGACGATCCCGGCGAACCAGGGGACGATGCCGGGTGAGGTGTTCAACTGCGTGCCGGATGCGGGAAAGTTGAAAAAGCCCTTGGAGATGGTGACGATCCCGCCGTCAAAAGAACCGGCCCGGCAGGCGCTCAAGAATCCGGCGCCGCCGATGGTCACGGGACCTGCCGGGTTATCGGCTTGCGGCTCGATGGTGAGATCCACCGATTGCACTTCCAAGCCCACCTTCTGGGTGAACGCCGAACGGACAATGGTGAGACCGGTGAGATAGGTATTTCCGCCGACGGTGATCGAGGTATCGGCATTGGTGAAATAGAACGTGCCGACTTTGGGGAGCGCGAATTGGTAGAATTCGAATTTCAAATACTGCCCGCTCGCCAAAATGGCGAGGGTCGCCGCACTAGCGATTTTCACTAGAGCTTGACCTGACGCAGTGAGATTTTTTTCGCTTCCCAGAAGTTCGACATGAACTGGGTCAAGGTCAGGGCATCGTCATCGAAGCGGCAGCGATAGTAGAAAGAGCCGGACCAGGTAATCGCTGCACCCGAAGCCGGGGTGTAGCCGGTGAAGGTGACCAAGCCGGTCCCGCTGATCGAGTAGTTGGAGGCCGACACGAGCGTCCCGGCGCTGTAGATCAACGGCACGCCGTTTAAATTCTGGATGATCTCCGCCCCTCCAGGACCCCCGGAGTTCTGATACGTCGCGGACAACTGAAATACCGACGTCGCCAACACGCCCGTGCCGGTGGCGAACTGCATCCCCGACACGGTGTTGAAGACGGGGTCGTTATAGAGAAACGTATCCCACTTGCCGTTGCACGCCATGAAGAGGCCGAACAAGGCCTTCGCGTCACTCGGCACGACGTAGTCGCGCAGGAGCTCGTACGCGAGCTCGAAGGTGAACACGGGATAGAGCTGATAGGCGATGCGCGATTCTTTCGCGGACAAGGCCGGTTGCACGCCCGTATTGAAGGCGACACCGCGCGTCGAATTCCAGGTGAGTCCCGGCAGGTTCGCGGGGTAGATGAGGTTACCCATTCATGAACCGTCCCTGTAATTTCCTCAAGGCTGCAGAGACCGCAGAGCCGTGGTTGTTGATGGCTTTGGCAAAGCTCTGTGCGTCGATCGCGTGCACGGTGAGCTGCAACCCGCCGCCACCCCCACCCCCACGGGACGCCATGTCGCGCACGGCGTTCGAGAGGCCTTTCGGTAACACCATTTCCTCTTCATGCAGTTGGGTCACGGGATTGATGCCGGTCGGGATGCTGTAGCCGCCCGCGGCCGAAGCAACTGCGGCGTAGGACATGGTGTCGGCGTAAGCTAGAGCGGCCGCTGCAGGGGCCAATTCGGGGCCGACATAGGGAATTGCAGCCGTCGAGGCAAACGCCCCTGCAGCGGCTTGAGCCGCCAACGTGCCGATGATCGCAACGCCCGACGTTTTCGAGGAGACGATCTGCATCAGGGAGGTTTCGAGATACTGCGCGGCCATGTTCGAGATCATGGTGATGATCGAATTGCCGACGTCCTGAAAGAGACCCTTGACCAAACCGGCCACCGATGTCGTGCCTTTCAGAAAGCCTTGAATGGTCGATGAGAAGCCGGAGCGCATGTCGGAGAACAAGGTGTTCCAGGTCTTCAACTGATCGGTCTCTGATTTGTTGACGATCTTCTGCACGTCGGCCGCGTGCTTTTGCTCGAGCAGCAATTCTTGGTCTTTGAGCTTTTGCTGCTGGGCGAGGTCCTGGCCGGCGAGCTTTAATTTATCCTCGAGCGCCTGTCGCTCGATTTGATATTTCTGATTCTCGAGGGCGATCTCGCCGGCCAATTCTTGCTGCTGAGTGATCTTGTTCGTCGCGAGCTCTTGCTCGAGCGCGGTTTTCTTGGCTTCGATCTCGCCGAGCTGCAGCGCCTCGACGGTCTTTTCGTATTCTTGTTCCTCTTTGATGCCGTCGGCATTGCCTTTGTCTTGGATCTTCTGAAGCGCGAGCTGGTGGGTTTGCGCTAAGACCAATTCCTGATCGCGGATCTTCTGCTGACCCAGCACGTCGAACTGCATGAGCTTCAGCTTCTGCTCGAGCGCGCGTTCCTCGATCGCGTATTTCTGGTTCTCGAGCTCGGCTTCGCCCGCAAGTTCCTGGGCGTGGGAGATTTTCCCCGCGGCGGCGGCTTCCGTGAGGGCTTCGCGCTTCGCGTTCAGCTCCCCTTCCGCTAGAGTTTGGACGGTTTTCTGGTATTCCTCCTCGCCCTTGATGTATTGGTCGTGGGCTTTTTTGGCGTCGGCCAGGAGGATCTTCTCGATATCCTCGCGGAGCTTCTTGTCTGCGTCGGTCGCCCCCTGGGTCTGCGCGAGTTTGGCCTGCCAGAACGCTTGATCGGCGGCTAAGTCCTTTTGGTCCCAGTCGCCGGCGGCTTGGGCTTGTTCCTGGCGCTCTTTCTTGTACTGCTCGAGGACGTCGCCGCCCTTGCCCGGTACGTTCTCGCCGACTTTGGGGGGTGGTAAAGGCGTTTGGCTGGCGAAGAGATTGGTGATCTTTTTGAGGCCATGTTCGGCGTCATCGCTCATCTGGTCCATGGACGTCGACCAATCGCGCGCAATCGTCGTGCCGATCGACTTCAAGCGCGCCGCGGCGGTCGACATGTGGCCCTGCATCGCCTCCCCGACCGCTTCGAACAGGAGTTCGACCGTGTCGGCGAACATGCGAAAGACCATGATCAGCGCATCGACGCCGATCTCTAAGTCCGCGACCACGATCCAAAACACCGCAACGAACCCGCCGAGTACTCCTTTCAACACGGTGATCGCGTAGGGGACGATCACGGCGAACATTTCCGCCAATTGCGAGAGCACCGGCAAGAGCGCATCGCCCACGGCTTTGCCCAAGCCGTGCAGTCCCGCCATGAGACCGCCCATGGCCTTGACGTTCTCTTTGTAGTCCTCGACGTTCTCCTCACCGACGATGAGCCCCAAGTTCTCCGCCGTCTCGCCGGCCTCCGCCATCCCTTCTTTGGTGAGCTTCAAGAACGAGGCATTCGCATCCGCGGCCCGACCGAAGGCGATCTGCGCCGCTTCGTTCCGGTCGAACCCTTCGGTATAGGTGTTCACCGTCTCGATCGCGTTCCACATGATCTGCTCGCCGTTGAGCAGATGACCATTGGCATCGCGGGTGACGATGCCTAAATCATTCATCCCTTTCTCGTTCGTCTTCAGCTGCCGCGTCAATCCTCGAGAAGCCGAGGCAAAGTCATCTGCAGACCCCCCGACATCTTCGATGGCCACGCCATAGATCGAGGCCTGCGTTGCGGAAATGCCGAAACTCCGTCCGAGATTGATCGCTTCGCGCTCGACGTCCTTGGTGACCTCGATGACCTTCTCGAAGGCCTCGACCGCCAAGAACACTTCCATCAATTCCGTGAAGTTGTCCTTCAAAAGCGTGAACGGCGCGAGGAGCGACTCGAGCGACTCGGTCATCTCGGCAACGCCTTCCGCCACCCCTGCAGCGGCGGCTTGCATGGCAGCTAAAGCACTGCCGGCCTCGCCCGTGATCAGGACTTTGGTTTCGGTGTCAGACACGTCAATCCTTAGGAGTCAAAAAGCCCGTGACCAATTGCTGGGCACTGATATGCACGGGTCGGTTTTTCGCTTGATAGCGGGTAATTGCGTAGAGGCGGGGCAAGGTCATGTGGGTATCGATGTACTCCCACGTCCAGCCTTGAAAGGAGGTCAGGAGATGGGCGTAGATGTCGTCCCAGTCGGTCTCGACATCCGCATCGCTTCCCCCGGTTGCACCAACCCGGAAGCGTTCATGATCGCGTTCATGATCGCCTTACAATTGGCAAGATCCAGATCGTTTTCGATCTCCTCGCGGGGCATGTTCGGGTAGTTCCTCTTCAACGCCGTATGCACGATGGTGACGAGCGCGTCGAACTGCTCCTCCGTGAATTCTTCACCGCCCGCATCTCGCATCGACTTCAGGATCACCTGCTGCGGTTTCAGACGCTTCAACGCCTGGAAGGTCAGAGGCGGGGCAATGAGCTCCCGCCGCCCGAACTTGACTGCCACGCCGTCAATGAGATCCGACATCATTCCGCCGTCGAGATGTCGTAGATGTTGCCGGCGCCGTCGTCCTGCAGCTCAAAATCCAATTCAGGCACCGCGAAGTCGGTGTTCTTGAACGGGAAGGTGATTTTCGTGCAAACACACGAGCGGGCATCGATGTGGAAGTTCTTGCCCTGGTAGATCACGGTCAAACGAGCTCGGAACGCGGGAGCTGCGCCCATCGCCAAATTTTTGACGGTCATCTTGTATCCCGCCGTCGCTGTCGAGACCGAGTACTGGTAGTTGATGTAGTAGAGATTGCCCACATCGGCGGTCGCAAATGTATACGTGCCGGTCGCGGGGTTGACCGCGTACTGCAGGGTCAAGGGCGTGCCGGTAACGCATTTCAAGGGTGAGCCGGTGGCGGAATTGATCACACCCAAATCGGCGGTATAGACGCCGGTCGAGGGCGGTGAAACGATGACCTGGAACGGGGTTGCCGGAACGACGGAACCGACCGAATCGTTATAGCCGGTGAGTAACCCGGTGGTGAGGGTCTGACCGTAGTACATGGCGTTATAGACGTTCGCGAGCACGCGGGCGGCTTTGACCTTCAGGGTCGTGGTCGTCTCACCGCGGGCGATGGCGAAGGGCCGGGCATTTTGCCCAAAGAGCTTCTTGATGGCAGACGTATCGTCGATCGAGGCCTCTTGCATCACGAGCAAGGGATACGGAGTCGGATTCGAGGGGACGTTGCCGTAAGCATCGATCAGCTGGGTGACAACCATGTTGCCGGCGCCGAAGAGGATTTGAGACATAGTGAAAATTCCTTGAAAAGAAAACTAGGTGAAAGTGGGTTGAAGTGGGTTAGGTGGCTTTCATGACAATCGGAATGATGCAAACGGCCTGGTCGCCGAGGACTCCCTCATCGGTCGCAAGCTTTCCTTCGACGACGGTCCATTCGACCAAGCCGCCCAACGTTTGCTTGTTGGTCACCGCATCAAACGAGACGGCCAGGAGTGCGGCGTCGATGAGGGGATTTAAAATGCTTGCGGGCGAGATGCTCTTGTCGCTGGTGTTCGCGTAGAGATAGACGTCGACGTTCATGAGCGAGACGCTGTTGAGGCCCGGAACCGTCTGTACCGTTTCCTCGCGCTGCGCCATGAAAAGTGCCGGTTGTTCCCCCGACGGCACATCGGTCCAATGCCTCAGGCGTCTCGAGTACGTCGTGAAACCGGGCACAGCCGCAAGCTTCGCGAAGAGAGCCGCGTAGATCGTCTCGCGCGGGTTGTACATTTCAGGCGATTGAGCGCTGCAGCGCGGCTTCGAATTCGGCTCGGATCGGTTCTGCCATCGCGGCCAGCGCCGAACGGAGAAATGACCGTTCGGGCATGTTCATTTTCATATCGTGCGAACGGACGGTGAATTTCTTGCCCTTGACCGACGTGCTAAGGTGCTCGCGCACACTCACCGTTCCCTGGAAACCATACTCATGCGCGTGGGCATAGACCACATTGGTCCCGACCGAGGCCTGCACCGTGTCACCGGTCGACTGGTCCTTCACATTGATCGAGCGGCGCAGGCGGCCGGTCTTGACGTGCAAGACGTCATCCGACAGCTTCTCTTTGGAGTTGCCCTGCACCAGCAGGGCAGCCCGGCCGATCCCGACTTTCAACTCGTCACGCAAGCGATTCGGAAAGGCGTCGAACCGTGCGACCGCGGCTTCCCCGCCAATGACGATGCCTGAGATCACAGCGGAGCCATCCGCTTGTAACTATCGAGGAGCGTCTGAGTGCTCGCCGGCATGTCCTTCAAGCTGAAGGTCACCGTCTCACCCGCCAGACTCTTGCTCACGTAGCCGATCCGGTCGCGCTCTTTGTAGCGCAGCCCCAGGACTTCGATCACGGCCTGCTCGAGGTCGAGCGGCGTTGTCGCAAAGCCGGCGGTGTAGTTCACGACCACATTGCCAAACCCGCGCGGGACGCACACCGATTGCAGCGCCCACTGGGTGGAAGACCACACATAGCCGTAGCTCGTGGTCGAATTTGCCGGCTGGATCGTTTGATCCTGGACGCTGATCGAGGCGACCGCCGTCACCGGGTAATTGGCGAATTGGCCTCGAGATTGGCCGATTCCGTCGATCACATCGGTATAGCTCGCACTCGCAATCGTGCGGTTGATGTACTTCTGCACGAAGCCCGAGAGCGCGCTCACCATCCGGGTGAGGAGCGCATCGTCATTCGTATTCGAATCCGGAATGTTGAGCCACTGCTTGACGTTCGCCAGCGTGGTCAAATCACCGGTCATACTTGCCCTTCTGGCGCTTCGCGTGGATCACTTCGCGATGTTTCTCATTGGCCTCGAGCTCTTGCTCGATGCGCTCATTCTCTTCGGTGACATCCGGGGCCAATTGGCCGCCGTGACTCAAGAGGGTCTCGGCCACATCGGCGCCGACGTTGACACAACCGTCTTCATCGGCCTCGAGCGATACGGGTTCGCCGTTCACGGACAAGCCGCCAAAATTTTTGGGTAACAGAATTCGCATGGATTTTCCTTGTGATAAAGAAACGCCCCTTGCGGGGCGCTCTATTCGGCTGCTTCGTCGTCCGCACCATCCGGGGGACCCCATTCATCGGAGTCCCGCGGCGGCATGGAGAAGCTTGGGTTGATCAACCCGGTGCAATGTTCGTGATCATGCCGATGCCGAACGGGGCATACACCGCGAGCACTTCCTCGCAATACACACCGAACTCACGCGCCCGCGTTCGCAGCGGCCACTGCAGCTGGTAGTAGTCCTGGCGGAGTTTGACTTCCGCCGTGTTCGGCACGTTGTTCGACTTGTACTGCGCGGGGAGATCTTCGCAATACGCGATGATCGTGCCTGCGGGAACATTCGGGTGAATCAGGATCGGAATCTTGATCCCACCGCCCATGGCGAACGGGTTGAAGTAGAACGCGACGTTCCCACCCGCCACCAGCTGGTAGGGGTTCATCTGCGGATCATCGCCGGTCACTTTGACCTGGAGGAGCGGTGCGCCCGACGTTCCGGTGAGCACGCGCGAGGTGATGTCCTTCAGCTGCTGGGCATTGACATAAATGACCGACGGGGAGACCTGGTACTGGTTCCACATGTTCAAGAGCAGCGCGTCAATCTCATTGACCGTGCCCTTGCCCGAGGACGTCAGGACCGTGCCGGTTCCGGCAACGCCTGTCGCCAGACTCGTCACCGAGGCACCATATGCGCCCGCCTTGAAGGCGGTCGTGATCAGGCCGTCATAGGCCAGGGTGCTGTTCTGCGAGGCATCGATCGTGATGGCCGTGGCAGCTTGAGTGCCCGTCGCCAACGGAGTGGCAAACACCGCCGAGTTGATCCCGGTAATCGACTGCAGGATCTCGTTCCCAACCGTACCCACGAACCAGGCATAAGCCACTGCGCCGGTGACCAAAGCGGTCGATGCGGAGAGGACTTGTCCCAACGTGATCGCTTGGGTGGCATTCGCGCTCTTGTTCGACGATCCGCCATTCAGCACGTACGTTTTACCGTCGTTGCCGGTGATGGTCTTCGAGGTCGCAACACCCGTCGAGACGGATGAGTTCTTGACGCCTTCCAAGGTCAATCCCACCACGATGACCGAGTAGGTTGCCGCGGGGAGGGTGGCACCTGCACCGGAAGCGGACAGCGCCGGCGTTCCCGCCGTACCCAATGCCAAGGAGGCATTGCCGCCCAAAATCGCGAGTTCTTCCTTCAGCATCATCTTCTGCAACACGCGCATCGTCTCGGTCGCGAGGATGTCTTCGAACGTATCGGCGGCGTTGATCGCCTCGAAAGTCACCGAGTCCTCTTCACCCAAGGTGACGTATGACGCGGCTTTCGTCGCGGTCGTCAATTGGATGCTGGCGGTGCGTTGACCCTCAGCAACCCAGCCCATGGCATCGAAGCCCGAACCCAAAATCGCCTGCACGACGCGCCAGTTGGTGGCGACGCCCTTGCCGCCGCCCTTGCGGGGCATCCGGTTACGGATCGGGGTGTTGACGGGATAGAGGTTCTTCGCCGGGGCTTGTAAGTCGAATGCGACGAGGCCGGTGGCGGTGCTGACTTGCTTGGCGATGGTGTCATCGCTCTTGACCAAGGCAGCTTTCATCAAATCGAGGGTCTTTTGAGTATCGCTCATTGAAATAATGCTCCAAAAAAAAGCCCGCTATTTGCGGGCCTTCGGGGTTAGAAAACGGTTAGAGAGTTTTAGGGTTTAGCCGACGATTCGGCCGCCAGTTCGGAAAGCCTTTTTGATGCCATCGAGCGCACGCATTTCGGGCGTTGCGTCTTTGGGTAATTCTGAATCTTGAATCGGGGTCTCGACGTCATCGCCCTTGGCAATGGCTTTCAAGAGCGCTTTGCCGGGCATCGGCTGCGCCTCGAGGATCTCCAGGCGTGCAGAGAGTTTGGTGATCAGGTCGTCGCGCTTCGCGAGCTCGGCTTTGACCAAGTCCGCGGCGGCGACTTTCGCAAGCTCGGTTTTTGCGAGCTCGGCTTTATCCAACGCTTCCGCAGCGCTCGGTCCCATGGGGCACGGGCCAGGGCCTTGTACGCCTGCGATACCGGCAGGTCCGACTTTCGTCGCCTCGACCTTGGCTAGTTCCACCGCTGCAGCTTTCGCCGCATCGTCGGCCGGCGCGTCTGCCGGCTCATCCGCATCTTGATAATTGAGGGCGCTCATTTTGTCGCACACCGACTGGGCGGTGGCGTGGACGTCGGCGAGGGCCGCTTGGGTCTTCGCGGAGAACTGCTTGCCGGCTTTGGCGACGGCTTCCACTGCGGGAACCACTTCTGCGGCAGGCTCGACTTTGGGCTCAACCTTGACCAGCGAGTCCTTCGCGGCCTTCAAAATCTGCGAGGGCGTGATGGTCTTGCTGTTCAGCATCTCGGCAATGTCGGCAATGGCGGATTTCTCGAGGTCTGCAACCTCGTCCGTGCTCTTTTCCGCCTTGAACATCGTGAACACCGCATCCGGGTTTGCCGGGCGGTCGACCAGGGACACCTCGACCAGCTTGAGGCCCGTGATGATGGTCTTGTTCACAGGATCCCGCGAGGTGGCCTTGCCGCCGATCGAGAAGCCCTTGTAGACGCCGTGCGAGATCTTCTTGACCGCAATCGGATCAATGATGTGCGCGCCGAACGTCGTCTTGCCCACTTCATCGACCGCAATCTCGATGGCCGTTCCTGCAGCGGAACTTCCGTGCATTTCGCGGACCGCGCCGAACTTCATATAGTCCGGAATCGCGGCTTTCATCGCATCCGGGGTGATGGTCTCGCCGTCGGAGTCTTTGGCATCCGATGAGGCAAAGCCCCACACTTTTAACGTGCCATCGTCCTGCGGTTCGGTCTTCGAGATATCGGCGTAAAGTTTCATAATCGAGTCCTTAAAGTTGTCAATCGTCGCCTGAGATGTCGCTCAGTACGGGTAATACATCGCACCGGCAATTCGGGTGCGCCGGCGGATCGCCGACATCGGGAAAATCATCATCCAAGTCGACTTCCATCCCATTGAGCGCCTCGCACTCATCGCAACATCCTTCACCGGTGATCCAACGCTTGGAAGCCACCTGGCCTGACACACGGTAGGCTTCAAGGTTGCCGCCAATATCGGCTTTAGCGGTTTCGGTTCGGGCGATCGTTTCTGCTCGAGCATCCGAGAACGCGTACATCTCGGAGAGGTTGTCGGCGAGCTCGTCATTGCTCATGCCGGTCTCGATCGCATCGGCAATATCGTCTTTCACCATGTCGCGCGTGGTATCACTGATGACCCACTCGGCGTTCGGATTCGGCACCCTCTCGCCGTCTTTCATCTTCATGCCGATCATTTCGGCGGCCCGGTCGTTCGCGTAATCGAGTGCGTACTGATTCAGCTGGTCGGTGATCGACTCATCGGCCACGAAGCCGATCTGAGCGAGAGCTTTTGCAGCGCCCTCGTTCGTGATGCGCTCGAGCAGCGCGCTCGACTCATCGGCCAGGAGCCCCAACTTGCCTTGAGCGATCTCGCCCAGGACCTCATCAATGATCGCCTGATCGTCCTTGCGCAGCGTCTTCAGGCGCTTGCCGATGGCGGTCTGCCAGCTCGAGAACTGCTTTTTCAGTAGCGATGCAAACTGGTCTCGGCTCTTGTCCGTGTAGCTGCGATCAAGGGCGCGGATCTGTTTTTTTTAGTGACGGCGTTGCGCCCGCCGATGGGTGCCTTGCCGCTGCCCGCTTTTCCGGGCGGCGCATTGCCACTCGGCGCACCCTTCGGCGGCGGATTGCCCTGTGCATCCAACATCGGCGGCGGCGGCGGATTCAGCAATTCTTGCTGTTCCGGCGTTAACGGTTCTCGACCCATGTCTTGCCGAACTTCATCCGGCGTCAACACTTTGCCGGCGAGATAGATTTGGGCCACCTGGGCGGCAATGAGGGGATCGTTGTCCGCCTCTTTGACCCAGTCGAAACACAAATCGGGGGCTTGGAAATACCGCTGGATGACATCGGTCATCGTGTCCTTGACCCAAGCCATCAAGGGAACCAAGCCTTCGTCCTTCGCCGCATCGGCTGACGTATCAGAGGTCGCGCGATTCTGGGTCTTGATGAACGGGGTCGGGGCGATCGAGAAGGCGAAGCACACGATGCGCGCGAGCCATTCGTCGTACTCGTCCTTCAACTGCCCCGCTTTGGTCTCCAGGATCTTGCCGCCGCCGGGGATGAACTTGGCTTTGCGTCTCTGCGCGGTGTTGCCCTCGAGCATCGCGTCGAACCAGTTCTGGATCTGCTTGATCTGATCGGGCTGCCAGGTTTCAGGCACCTGAATCAGCATGTCGGGGACGTTGCCTTCGGTGTACGCCTGCAGCTGAAAGGTCTGGCGTCTCAGAGCAATGTTCACCGTCATGATGATCTGCTCGACGGGTGAGTAGCCGAAGATCTTGTGCGTGCGCGGATTCTGCGGCGCGTAGATCAGCTCGTCCCTCGAATAATCGACCGCCGGCATACCCTTGATGATCTGCTGGTAAGCAGGATCCGGCGGGAGTGGCGTCCGTCCGCTCGAATCAATAACCCGCTTGATGGTGGATCCGTCGACCAGCTCCAAGCCATACAATCCCCCGCCGCGGTTCATGCGCGGGTACATGGTCGGGGCATCGATGACGAGTAAGTCCTCGAGCAGCATCCGGAGCCAGATGTTCCAGTTGTGTTCCTGGTCGGGCTTTTTCAAAAACTGTTGGATCGCGAGACAGCGCGCATCCGAGGTGCCCTTCGGGTCCACCGGCGTCACGGTCCAATCTTGGGCGCAGATCTGATCCTTGCGCGTCTGGATCACGAGTCTGAGGACGTCATACCCATCGGCCAACGCCCGCATCTGCGCAAAGCTCACCGCCTCCGTTGCACGGGGCGTGTACTGGATGTTGGTGTTGACGTCGAAATCAAATGCCCGACCGACCGCTTGGGTCTGCGCTTGCGGGGCCAATGGTTGACCTGGCCCGAACCAGTCGGAGGGCTGGACACCGGACAGCGTATAGCGCACGCCCTGCACCAGTCGGGCAATGACGCCCGGCTTGATCGCGGTTTGGGTCGCGTCGGATTTTAAGTTGCCGGCCATAGTCTCTCATCGATGTAGGAATCGCCGATCCCGGCAAAGTCGGTCTGCACGAGGCGGAAGGTGTCGCGGTTCAAGTCGCTCTGACCGTCCCACTCGCACACCCCGATGACGCGGCCCTTCCGATCAACCATGGCGTAGCGTTCGGTGGAAGGTGAGCATGTGCTCACCTGTGGGTCCGAAAGCTGAGCCTGGTTCATGGGTTTGGGCTGGTGAAATTCGTGCCGTCGTACACATCGCCGATCTGCGCGGTGTCGGATTGCACCAGGACGTAGGGCACCCCCGATTCATCGGTCGGTTGGTACTCGGTGACGCCATCCCAGAGCGGCAAGTTCACAACCGTTCCCGTCGAGTCGATCAGTGCGTAGGTTTTGATGGTCATGGGTTTCCTCAGAAGGTCGTGGTGACGATCATGTAAGCCGCACCGCCCCCACCGCCGATACCCGCCGCGCCCGTCGAGAGCGCGGAACCACCGCCGCCGCCACCACTGCCGCGTGCGCCCGCGCCGCCCGCGCCGCCCGTGAACGTCGAGATAGCCGAGCCACCGCCCGCGCCGCCGTAGGCAAAGCCGATGGCTGAGAGCGCGGCAGCACTTGCGCCCGCGCCACCATTGCCGCCAGATCCAGCAGCGCCGGCGGCGACTGCGGTAGCCACGGCGACATAGGACGCGCTACCGCCGCCCGCTGTCGTACTGGGCGTCGCCGTGACTCCACCGCCGCTCGCGCCGCCTTGCGGACCCGCACTGAGAATGCCCGCACCACCGCCAGCCCCGGCACCTCCGTTCACGCCGCCGCCTGACCCCGGCCCGATCAGGGCTAAGGACACGTTCACGCCCGATGCCCCTGATGCGCCCGTTGCCCCGAATGCGCTCCCGCCCGCGCCTCCCGCAGTCCCCGTCGCTTGACTGCCTGCGCTCCGGGTGCTCGCACCACCACCACCGCCCGACGCCGCATTGGACACACCCGGCGCTCCACCGCCGCCGCCATAGGCGGTCAGGAGACTGCCGAACGTCGCACTGCCGCCATTGCTGCCCGCCGCGCCCGCAGCGCCACCCGCGCCCCCGCCTGGGATTGTCACTGTGACGGAAGACGGGACGTTGGCTGCGACAAAGGTTTGATCGACCAGGACCGCAGGACCGCCACCGCCACCGCCCGAACTCGACGTACCGGATGCAGTTGTGATGCCACCACCGCCACCGCCGCCCGAGCCGTTGCCCTGCACGCGGATCAACTGCGCGCCGGTCGGTTGCGTATAGGTTCCCGACGATGGGAACGCCTGGATGTTGACCTTGAGGCCATACACGCCCAAGTCCGTGAGGCGCACCGCGTCGTTCGGATTGACAGGGGTTACACCCGCTTGCTGTCTCATCGGATGCTCACCTTCATATCCCTGTGCTGTGTCATCCGATCACCACGCCGTTCATCTGATTCAAGGTGGGCGCCGTCTGAAAAATGACCGTCACCGCGTTCAACCCGTGGGTCACATCGCAATCGGGTTCGACTCCGGTTGCGGCGTACCAAGCATCGAACGAGTAAAAGAGTGAATTGATGTTGTGGGTCAGCGTGAACGTCGTCGTCACCCCGTCCCCGAAGATGAAGGGATACTTCGCCGTGAGCGCCACGCCGTTCGCGTAGACCGCACCCGCGACGTTGACCGTGCCCGCGCCTTTATCCCCGCCCGTGGGCGAACCGACTTGCACGCCGGTGCCCGAGAACTGCGCGCCACCCGCGCTGACCAGGAGCGCCATGCTGCCTGCGCCCGCGCTGTTGGCTGCCACGATGGCGGCATAGAGCGGGTTGGAACTGGTGTTGCTCGCTTTGAGCGCAATCCCGTTCGAGGTCGCGTCGATCGCGTCCCCGGCTGAATTGATCATGGAGAGCGACGTGCCGTTTATGACGGCGGGCAAATCCGCCGTGACCAGGGCGCGAAGGGCTGAGACGGCCGTACCGCCGCTGACGGCCGTCGCCAAAACTTGATTCGCGGCGCCTGAAGGTGCTGGACCGGCAGGGCCAGTGGCGCCTGTCGCACCCGCTGCACCGTTTGTCCCGGCTGCACCTGTGGCACCGGCCGCTCCCGTGGCGCCTGTTGCGCCCGTAGCGCCAGTCGGTATCCCAAAATTGAATGTCGCCGCCGAGCTGGTGCCTGAGTTGCCTACCGTGGGTGACGCCCCGGCGGCGAGAGGGGTTGCCGTGCCGGCGGCGATGGTGGCCGCGGCGCCCGCAGGCCCCGTTGCGCCTGTAGAGCCGGTGGCTCCCGCCGCACCATTTGTGCCGTTCGTGCCGGCCGCTCCCGTGGCGCCTGTTGCGCCCGTAGCGCCAGTCGGTATACCGAAATTGAAGACGGCCGCCGCGGACGTGCCCGAGTTGCCGACGGTCGGCGTGGATCCTGTCGGAAGTGCGCTGGCGGTACCGGCGGCGATGGTCGCTGCCGCTCCAGCTGCGCCCGTGGCTCCAGCCGCACCCGCGGTCCCGGTTGTCCCGGTCGGTCCTTGCGGACCTGTGGGACCGGTGAGGCCAATGGGTCCTTGAGGCCCTGTGGCGCCCGCAGCGCCGTTCGTACCCGCGGCGCCGGTGAGGCCGGTAGGTCCTGTCGGACCTGTCGCGCCTGTAGCACCTGTCGGACCTGCTGGCCCCGTCAATCCGATCGGGCCCTGAGGTCCTGTGGCTCCAGTAGCGCCCGTGGCGCCAGTCAAACCGATGGGCCCGGTGGCTCCAGCGGGTCCGGTTGCGCCGGTCAGGCCCGTTGGCCCTTGGGGTCCCGCAGCGCCCGTGAGTCCAATAGCACCTTGCGGGCCCGTCGCCCCGGTCAAGCCCGTGGGTCCCGTCGGTCCCGCCGAACCGGTGAGCCCCGTCGCACCGATCGGCCCCGCAGGTCCTATCGAGCCGGTGAGCCCCGTGGGTCCGGTAGGCCCTTGCGCGCCGGTCAATCCAATAGCGCCAGAAGTTCCCGTCGGACCGGTCGCACCCGTAGGACCTATCGGTCCCTGCGCCCCTTGCGCTCCGGTGTTGCCCGACAATCCCGTGGGACCGATGGGCCCTTGAGGTCCGGTCGCACCCGTGGCACCTTGAGCGCCTGAAGGCCCTTGAGGACCGATCGCGCCCACCCCTGCCGGCCCTTGAAGTCCGGTCGGGCCTTCAGGACCTTGCGGCCCCTCGAGCCCCGATTGCACGGTGATGGCCACCGCGGGCGGTTGGGTCACAATGACGTTCACCGGCGGCGGTAGCGCCACCGTGACCGTCACCTCATCGATCACGGCTTGGTGACTTCGCGAAACACCGAAATGACACCCTGGAGCGGGCTCCAGATGATGCCGGTCTGCGTGTTCTTGTCCTCCATATCCCAGATGTACTGGGAGAGCGGATCCAAGAGCGTGGGTCCGCAGGTCACCAGCGCGGTCAAACTCGCCGCCATGCTCATCGCGGTGACACCGCTCGTGGGTACGCTCGAGGCAAAGCTGAAAACGCCCGCCGGCGAGATATCGCCGGGGAGCTTTCGCATCTGTGCCGAGAGCGCACTGTATGTCAGGTCGTAGGGTGAGCCATCGGCATTCGTGAACGTCAACGACAAGAGCAGGTCCGCGCCCTGGCGCATGGCGAAGTCGAACTTCGCCCCGACATTCGAAATGCGCGTCATGGTGTCTCTTTGGCTTTCAACGCCGCAAGTTCATCCGTGGCGAAATCCACGAACCCGAAGCCTGAACGGCGAATCAGGGGCGCGAGTGCATAGCGCACCGCGTCCCAGATGTGATTGTGTTTATCGACGATGTCGGTCAGGACATCTCCGGTCAGCCGATCGGTTTTGAAGCTGTAGAGCTTCGCTTCCTCGATCGCATGGGCGCAGCGCGTGTGGATGACCACGCACTCAAACTGGCGGATGAACGCGATGCCATCCTCCACACTGCCCGGCCACTTCTCGGCTGCCGTTATGCGGGGATAGCCGTGGCGCTGCAGATAGCTGATCGTCTCCGGGCGGGAGTTGTCCCCACGGATCACATGGAGCTTTGCCCCGGCGATCTGGTCAAAGAGCTGCGGCACCGTATCGGTATCGCGGCCGATCGCCCACGCTTCCTGCTCAATGTATAGACAACGTCCATACACCCAGCACTTCACAAGCGTCGTGGGGTCCTGGCTGAAGCCCCAGTCCGCTCCAAAATAAGGTCCGTCCCAGTTACCCGGTACGAAATCCTCGATCCGGTACTTGCCCTTGAAGATCTGCGCCGCTGAGTTCGTGCGGAACTTGCCCTCCCAGACGTGCTGGTAGGCTTCCGGATCCACCCGGGCGAGATAGTCTTTCAGCCGGATCAATCGGTCCGAGAGCCACGGGTTATCGCGCCAGTTGGTCTCGATGATCCGGCTGTTCGGTACCGGATCGATCAGAAAGCGTTTTGACGTCGGGTCCGTGGCCAAGTCCGGGTTGAACCCGCACCAGATCTCCGACCCCGCCTTTCGAATCGTCGGTTCGACGATTTGCCAGCTGTTCTCGGTAACAGACTCGCCCTCCTCGATCCAGAGGATGTCGATGCCTTCGGTCGATTTGAACTTCCGCGGCTCGGTTTTGATGCCGGCGAAGAAGAATTCACTGCCGTTACTGGCAGTAATCGAGCGCTTGCCGATGTGAAAGTACGCATCGAGCCCCAGGCCCTCGATCTGGGCGCGCAAGGTCTGATGCACTGACTCATCGATTGAGGTCTGATACTCACGGGCACAGGCAATGCGCAGCTTTCGCTTGGCGGCCAGGAGTACTGCTGTTCGGGCAAAGCCCCAGGACTTCAGTCCGCCGCGGCCCCCGTGCATGACTTTGTAGTCAGACGGGATGTACTGACCTTGGGAATCAAAGAATAGATCACGAACCTTTGCTGCCAGAACTGGGGGTGCCAGAACCGGGTCCGCCATTGCCAAATCCTATGTTGATATGGACGGGCAATAGAGGCGCGCCGTCAGCCCCGGTCAGCTCTGTGACTTGCGGGGCGTTACCGATTGATTTATCTAACAGAATGCGAGCTGACTGTACCTGGGCCGATGAGAGCTCGACCTTGCCCTCGACATGGGCCGTCAGGCGGTTGATCAGGTACGACGTTCTGATCTTCTCGCGCACCAATTCCGTGTGGCGAGGATTCAGACGTTTGGCCATAAAACTGCGGGGTCAGAAACGCAAAAACCCGCTGTAAAAGCGGGTTCAGATTCGGGATGCTCCGTCGAGCGTACTTGGTTTATGCACATCTTTGGCGCCAGCTGTCAATTCGGGGCCTCAAAAGTGTGTACAGCGTCCACAACGCCGACAGCTTCTCCTGCCGATAGCCGATACGTGTAAGCCCCAAACGCCGGCAGTTCCGATCGTCACTCCCATAGCTCTTGCAGTACTCGATTTGCACGATCGCGTAGAGCGGTGAGCCTTTGAGGATCGAGACCGATTGGTCGACCAGGGCGAACTCGTCATCGCTCAACGTCAAGATGTCCTCGAGCTCGTGTGGGGTGGTGATGCGCCAAAGATCCCCCGCGCAAGTGGGCTTGAGATTGATGGTCTGGCTGCGCGTCCAACGGCTCCAACCCACCAGCACGCGATCCATGAAATCGGTTTCGGTGAGATGGCTCTCGACGGTGGCTGACAGCATCGAGGCCCAATCGGTGGCGGACGGGCTTGAGACGCTGCACTATCCGGATGAGTATTGCTGGTCCTACGTCAAGCTTTTCTGATTCTGCTTCTCAAATAGCTTGAAGCGCACGTACGTCATCGGGAAATCGTCGTGGTGGGCGACGCTCAAGATGGATACCTTCTGCAGAGCCACGCGGTTATTGTCGACGGCATCGGCGAGCTTGCGAAGCTCGGCGGCAAACTGAGCGGGGCCCACGCCAAAAGGATACTCACCAGCGTCCTCTTGAACGGTGCGCGGTTTCGCGACGTCGTAGGCGGTAAACATCGTCAAACCTGACGCTCATTCCATGGGTTGACGCCGGGATTGGTGACGAGGCCGTTGTTGAAGATCTCCGCGTACGACCAGGGCTCGGCGCCCTTGACCTTGAGCACGAAGTTGATTTCTCCGGCGGGCAGTTCGGGATGGAAGGTGCCGCGCAGTATTGCTTGAACGGCGCTGGCGATCTCGCGTTTTTGTTTGACGGAGAACATAGTCTTTCTCAGTCTTTATCAGTCTTTCGCTGGAGCGGTTTCATGAAAGCTTCCGGCGGACCATCACCGCCGCCGGTCGGTCTCAATTGCTTTACGCCGCGGCGGTTTGGGTGTCGCCGTTCGCTTTGCGGGCGCGGGTCATCGGAGTTTTGCGCCGGGTGTAGGTGCGCTTTTGCATGGCGCTCGCTCGCAACTCCCCGTTCGCCGGTTTCGCGAAGTCGAGCCACGGTGAATTGCCCTCGATCTCGCACGGCACGCCTAGCGTGAACAACGCGGCAATCTTCGGATCCTTGATCACCGCCGTCCCGGCGACCTTGCCGTCCTCACGAGCTCGGAGTTCGACGTCCTCGAGCTCGCTCTTCGCGGTGATCTTCCGGCCGTTCGCGAACTGTCGAAGTTGTGCGTTCGACAACTCCCCATCCAGATGCAGCGCCCCATTGGTCGAACGTGGGGTTCCGTTCGGGTGAAAGAGCATGTCGTACGCTCCTTTTGCAAAGCTCGACAAGTCCTCCTTGCTCGCGATGAATCGCGTGATGATCTCCCCGTCCCGGTAGCCGGGAGTCAGCGTGGCCTGAGTCAAATTGAACATCGGTCGTCTCCTCAATTGGGTTAGTCCGGCGCGAAGTATGCTGCGGAATTCCCTACAGCTGCAAATACGCTTTGATGGCAAGCATCGCGGCGTGCCAGCCTTTGCAGATCGCGGTGGCGTAATCCTCCTGCACCAGCAAGAGGAATGTCTTTTGCTCCGCACTCACGACGCCTGCTTGGGTGCGCTTGAGTTCTAACCACAATCCGCCCTTGCCGCCCTTCGGGATCGCGAGGAAGTAATCGAACACCCCGGGTTTGAATCCCGCTCGTTTCATCCGTGCCATCTGGATCGCGCGGTGTTTGTAGTCGCCGGCGAGCACCGCACCGTTCGCATTCATGATCAGCTTTTCGGCAAGCGGCTTGCCTTCCCACCGCTGCGCCCTCGCCCAGTCGATGAGCCATTCCGCCTCGTCTTTCTCGAGGGGCGGCGGGGGGGATTTGAGTTTGAAGACGGTCATCCGAGAGGGTCAGCGAGAGGGTTTGCACAAAGTGAAACGAGCGCACAGTGTCTGTGCACACAGCCTCTCCTCCTTCGGAGAGAGAGAGGCTGTGCGCAGCACTTTGTGCACTTTGAGCGTCACTTTGTGCAGTCACTTTGTGCAAACACCACCCCGTACTTCTTGGCCCGGTTGGAGTAGTGGCCGACCACACCCCGCACGAGCTTGCCCTCGCCCATCAGGCGGTTGAGGGCGTCCGAGAGCTCGCGTTTGGTGTGATCCTGGTGCCAGCGCTTCGCGACGATCTGAGCGGGCAAGTAGTCGGGGCTGTTCTTGCGGTCGCTCGCTTGGATGCCGATGCCGTTGAGTTTCGAGAGCGCCGAGAGGATCACCGTCTCAGCACCTTCTTTGCGGATCGCTTCACCGATCCGACCGCTGATTCCTTGCGGCTCATCGGGCACCAGCAGACCATCTTGGAAGCGCAACTTGCGCCAGTCCTTGCTGGAATAATTCGCCTTGCGTTTGGCGAGATAGAGTACTTCTGGTTCTTGTTCGTCCTCCTCTTCCTTCGGTTTCTGATCGGGGAGCGTGGGACCTAAATACCAACGCATCCGCATGGCATTCTCCCAAGCGCTCGAGCCTGAGAACTCACTCGCTTGGCCACGTGCAGGGTGCCCCATAAAAACGCACGCAAACGGCCGCTCAGTGATGAGACCACCGATACCGTTCGCGAACAGGGTTACTTGATGGCGGTCGTTTTCGTTGCCGCCGAACACTTGCGCGATGTTGTCCAAGACCAGGACGTCGGTGTGCAAATCCTCGACCTGCTCTTTCAACTCCTCGTGTAAGGTGGTGAAGAGCGGGGATCCGTACGCGGTTCCCAAGAGCGTGTTATCAAACCCCATGCGCGGCACGATCGACAGCTGCTCGAGGTCAACGTACTCCAACCCAAAATACCGGTTGATGGCATGTTGTCGACGCCACACCTCGTGCTTGTCGTCCTCACAGAGCCACATGAGCACGTTCAAGGGGCGCACCTGAGGACCCAAAAAAGGCTTACCCGTCGCCAAGGCCGTGGCAATCGTCTGCCAGAGTGTCGTCTTACCGGAACCGCCGGCGCCGGCAATGAGGGTGGGCCACGGACCCAGCCAATCCTGAATCCACCAGGATCTTGGCGGTGGATCTCCCTGACACTCGCTCCAGCGGAGCGGCGGCGCGGCCTTGGTATCCAGGGGCGCGTCGATATGGGCGGCATGACCATTGGATTTAGCTAGCACGCTCGAGCCACTCGATCATGGCCGGGTAGTTATCGCAGTCATAGGTCACGGCCTGGACCATGCAGGCACATCGGCAAAAACAACGCGCACGAGAGAATCTGACCCCGCGCTCACGCGCCGCCGCGTAAGCATTCCCCGCCTCCAAGCAGGTGTTAAACCAAAAGACGACATCGAGATCGGCGAGAAGATGGGAAGGCATCGGCGCTTTCCCCGGATGCTCGATGGTCAAGGCGCCGGTCCCGCGCAACGGCATCTGCGGATCATCGGTGACGATCACCAGGCGCGGGAAACGTCCGCGGGTGCGCAGTTCTTCGAGTGCTTCCCAGGGCGATGAGCGCCGGGCGGACATGGCGGATCCCTTGCCGGGTGAAGATGTTAAGTCGACGTCGACGGAGACGGGTCTTGCGTTAACTTATGCGGGTGCGGATTAAGAAAAAAACCCTCCTCAAGCCCCAACGACTCACGCAAAGCTCGCTCCTCTCTGACCCACTCAGGATCACTCTCCCGGACGAGCTCGGACCGAAACAAATTCTTCTCACGGGGCATGTCGGTGCGAAACCAATTCTTCTTGCGGGGGATGAGCGATTCGCGGGGCATGATCGATTCTCCTCAAAGGATTACAAAGTTCTGCGCAGCGCAAAGACCCCGCGCGTGGTGACGGTCATCAGGCGAAAATAAAAGGCCCGTCCGGCCCCGTGTAAAATTCGAATTGCCTATTAATCCCAACCTCACACGGAGCGGACGGACGCATGCAATTGAAATCCGGGCTTCAGGTAAAACACTGGTGGCACGCCCTGACCCTCTTTGGTTCGGCGGCGAGCATCGCGTTGATAGCGGCGCCAATCGATAAATTCTTCAAGGTCCCCGCACTCCTTGCGGGCCTGGGCCTCTTCCTGGTCGGAATCGGGGAGTGGATCAACCATCCCCTGCAGACGGGCTTGATGCGACCGAATGCAACGCTCCAGGGCGGCGGCGTAGTGGAGAGCTATCCACGTAACAGCTCGCCGGTAGGTTGGATCTTTACGATCGCGGGGTTGCTCTTGCTCCTGGTCGGTTTGGGCAAACTCGCCTGGCGCGCGTGAGACGAGCGGGACGAATTTCATGGTCCGTAAGAGCGGCGGGAGCGCGTCCAAATCCGGCGGCGCATAGGTCAGGGTGATCTGCACGAACTCACCGCGCGTCATGGTCAAGATGACCTGATGCGTGGCCGCGGGTAACCCCAACGCCTCGATGATCGCTTGTGCCTTCGGGCCGTCGAAATAGAACGCGCTCGTCATGCCGCGCTCCCTCCGCAGGGCGAAATCCGGTTGGACCAAACTCGGTCTGGCGGTCCCGAATACGGTATAATTTTACCCATGGCCGCCGACCTCGAAGACCCCAAACCGCGCCTGACCGTCGACTTGACGCAGGTCCTGGCCGATGTGCCGCAGCGGATCGCGCGCATCGAATCCGACGTCGAGCACATCAAGGGCGATATCGCCGAACTGAAAGGCGACGTGAAGGAGCTGCGCGGCGAGATCAGGGAAATTCGCGCCGATATGCGCTCGGACTTTCGCTGGCTCCTCGCGCTGCTGATTCCGTGCTTGGGCGCACTCCTCGCCAGGGCGTTCCACTGGCTCTGACCGAGCGTTGGCGCGAGCTGCTTGTGTGCGCTGCGATTGAGCCCGGCGCGTGAACATGTGCGCCCGCCCTTGCCCGTATTCGGGACAGTGGCTAACATCCGAATATGTTCAGCGCAGCACTCCATGGGCTCTCACGCGATTTCAATTTCGTCGTCGAGAAACTTGGTGAGTGCGGTACAAGTGGAAATTCGCGGATCGACCGTCTCGCCGTTGGCGATTTTCTTGATCGTGCCAAACGGAATCCCGTCGGGCTCGTCTTCCGTAACCGTTCCCTGCACGATGTACTGCCACCAGGACTTTTGGGTAAAGCCTTGGGGAATCGTGTTCAACCGCTCGCGCAGGGTCTCGAGGTCGATCTCCATAGGCGGAAGATAGTCCCGTATACGGGAATCTGCAAGCCCGTTGCCGAGATTATGTTTCCCCGAGTGGGCGGTTGATGGCAAAGAAGTGGGCGCCGCCCGACCCGCGCTGGTGGAACATGCGGCAGGCCCTATCGACGAATCTCAAAAACGCGATGGACCATCACTATGAGGCCTACGGCAATCGGCCCGCTAAGCTAAATGAAGACTCCGGCGTGAGTGATACCGTGATCCGGCGGCTCATTCACGATCCTCACGGGCTCAAGGAAAAATACTACTACCCGACCATCGAAACGCTCGCCAAATTGGCCGACGCGCTGCACGTAACCGTCGAATCTTTGCTGCACGATCCGAACGCCAAAACCCCTCCCGCGCAACCGAGTGGAGGCGGGAGCGGCGTGGAACCTGTACACACCACGACCGCCGAAACCGAGGCTTCGCAAACTCCGAAGTCCCCGCTCATTCACGAGCCCGCCTAGGAAAAACCCTGATTTTTGCCTTCTGTCCGCTATCGGACATTGCGTTTGCCTTGCGTTCGGATTTATAACCCTCGGTCCGCGGCAAGGGATACCCGCTTTTCTTAGAGCGCTTGTCTCCCGCTAGCGGAGCAGCGCATTCCTTAATGGGCTGCACAACTGTGCGTTTCTTCACGGTCCCGTAAACGGGCTTGACTGGTCCCGCATACGGGACTATAGTGGCTCCACATTCACTGCGGAGCCGCCATGCCCCCCATCGATCATCTCGCCGCCTTCGCCGCCCAGCTCGCGCGGGCAAACGCTGAGGACCAGGCCCGTCTCGCCGACGCAGCCTTCGAGCACGAACCGAAACTCGACGTGTTCGCCGGTTCCCCGAAAGCCTACACGCTCGAGCAGGTCATTCCCGGCTATGGAATTGATCCGTGAGCCGTTCCAAACCCAAAGGCGCCGCTCTCGTTTTCGTGAGCCGCTCGCACAAGTTGTTGGGGGCCGGATTGCACGAAGCCTATATGGCGGGCTTGTTCAAAGCCGAGCGCGAGCAGTACCTGCTCGAGGCGCGGCGTGAGCGGGAACAGTCCGTGCGCTGCTACATCGTGCGCTGTGCGCGCGCGGCGCATCGGCAGTATCGCAAGCAGCTGGCCGAGGCGTTCAAGGCCAATTCTCTTCGTCACTAACTGAGGATCTATGAGTACAGAAATCATTCCGGCCGACAGCCAGGTCGTCGTCCGTTCCGCCTCACCCTTCGATGGCAATGTCGCCGAATTCAAAGGCGCATTGGCCCGCCGCGGCGAGAACAGGAAATCCCTGATCGACTGGATTCGCGGGGCGCTCGTTGATGGCACCGACTTCGGCAAGATCCACACCAAGAAGAAATCCGAGTGCCCGCACCGCGGCCCGCCGACCTGCACGCCCGAGCTTGAGCCCTATCACTGGAGCAAGCCCACCCTGCGCAAAGCGGGCGCGGAGAAGATCTGCGGCATGTTGGGCGTGATACCGACCTTCCCGACCATCAAGGACTACGAGCAGGCGGCACTCAACGGGGTTCCGGTCAACACGATCATTCTGCGCTGTCATCTCATGAGCGCGGATGGCACGGTGGTCGCCGATGGGATCGGCGCGCGCAGTGCCGAGCAAGACTACGGCGATTTGAACAAAGCCTTGAAGATGGCGTGCAAATCCGCCCACATCGACGCGACCTTGCGCATGGCGGGGCTCTCCGAGATCTTCACCCAGGACTTAGAGGATATGCCGCCCGAGAACGTGGGCGGTGAGTCTCAACCGGAACGTCGCCCCGCCGGCAAACCCGTCACCCAAGCCCCGCGATCCACCGGCGGCCGCGGCTTTGCGACCGAGAAACAGGTCTACCTCATCGAACGCCGGTTGAACGACGCCGGGGTGGAAGCACGCGATCTCTGCGAGCACTTCGACGTCGAATCCTTGGTCAAGATTCCGTTTGCGAAGGTCAATGATGTGCTCGCTTGGATCGCTGAGGCGCACGCGTGATCTCAACCGCGCAATTGACCTTCGATGCGGCGAAACACGAGTATCGCTATGGCGGGCGCGTGGTCCCGAGCGTGACTCAGATCTTGGGGATGCTGAACGATTTCTCGAGCGTGCCGCCCGAAAAACTCGCGCGTGCCGCCGACTTCGGCCGCAACGTCCATGCGGCAATCGACTTGGATAACCAAGGCGCGCTCGATGAGGAGGCGCTCGACCCCGCGCTCCTGCCGTACCTGAATCAGTGGCGCCGGTTTCTCGATGAGACCGGCTTCGTCGTGACCTCGAGCGAGCAGCGCATCTATCACAAGCGTCTGCACTACGCCGGAACCTTGGACGTCGCCGGCGAGTGGCAGAACACCAGCTGGCTCCTTGATGTGAAAACGGGCTGGGTGCCGAAATCCGTGGGGCCGCAGCTGGCCGCCTATCAGCAAGCCTTGCCCACTCCCCCCAAAAGGCGGTTGTGCGTGCAGCTGACCGCTGACCGTTACAACTTGCACGAGTGCAAGGGGCCGACCGACTTCTCGATATTCCAAAGCTGTCTTAACGTTTTTAACTTCAAAGCGAGGAACTGATGAATCTCGTGGAACTCAATATCCCGAAGCCCGATGATTCGGCGCGCACCGAAGCGATGACGATGGTGGCGTATGCCAAAGACTTCACCATCGCGAGCTCGTCCGACTCAGTGAAGGCCCAAGAAGCCCGCGCCCGCATCGTCACCCGCGCAAAGGCGTTGAACGATGCGCGCATGACTCTCACGCGCCCGATCGATGCGGCGAAGAAAGTCATTATGGATTTCTTCGCGCCCACCATCGGGCAATTGGACGATGCCAAGGTGATTTTCGATCGCAAGATCATCGCCTGGGATACCGAACAGAACCGCATTCGCCAAGAAGCGCAGCGCAAAGAGGAGGAGAAAGCTGCAGCGGAACGAAGACGCCTGCAGGCGATCGCGGATGCCGCCGCGCAGAAAGCCGCCGCCGAAGCCGCCGCCAAGCGTGAGGCTGCGGAGAAAGCCGCTGCAGAGGGACGCGCCGCCGAAGCCGCAAAGCTTCACGCCCAAGCCGCAAGCGTGGAGGAGCGCGGTTTGGCGAAGGTGGAGCAATTCGAGAGCCGTGCCGCAACCGTAGTCGCACCCATCGTGCAAGCCGATACCGCGAAAGCCGCCGGTGTATCCATGCGCGATAACTGGTGCTTCGAGATCATCGACCCTTCCAAAGTCTCGGACAAATTCAAGATGCCCGATGAGAAGAAAATCGGTGCGCTGGTGAAATCCATGAAGGGCGATGCGGCAGCGATTGTCGGCGGGATCCGCGTCTATGCCGAGAAGATCCTCGCATCGAGGCGCGCATGATCCGCGAACCCGTGACCTCGAGCCTCATCAAGTCCGTGGGCTATGCGGATGGGGAAATGCACGTCGAATTCAACAACGGCAAGGTGTTTGCGTACACCGGCCCGAAAGTCCCCGAGCACTACCAGGCGATGATGGCGGCGGAATCGATCGGCAAGTACTTTGGGGCAAATGTGCGGAAGTGTCCGCAAACCACCTGCAGGCCGCTCGAGCCCGCCGCCGCGTAGAACCCATGGCCCGTCTCTACCTCACCAAGACCCTGACCGGCTTTTCCCCCGCGGATGAGCCGAGTCAGGAGGTGTGGCGGAAATTCAAACTAGGGGAAGCGTACCGGGCGGATGTGGTGAAGCCGCGTTCGTATCAGCACCACAAAATGGCGTTTGCGCTGCTGAACCTGACGTTTATGAACCAGGATCAGTACGAGCACTTCGAGCCGTTCAGGAAAGCCGTCGCCCTTGCCGCGGGCCACACGGAGGAGCTCGTCACGGTCGAGGGGGAAATTCTGCTCCTGCCGAAATCCTTGAGTTACGACGCCCTCGATGAGATCGAATTCACGCGCGTGTTCGCTTCCATGATGACGGTGTGTGCGCGCTTACTCCATGGGATGGGGCTCGAGGAGCTCGAGGCGGAAGTCTCGAAGTATTGCGATGAGCATTATGGGGTGGCGGCGTGACCCCCGAAAAAGCCGTGCTCTACGAGGTCCGGGAGGCGATCGACAATCTCCCCGAAGATGACCGCATCAAGGTGCAGGCGATTGCGATGACCTTACGGAACATCTTGCGGGACAACTGGCATGCGGAGATGGCCTATGCCCTGGTGGGTGCGGAGGAGGCGGCGAAGTGAGCAGCAAAGCCGACAAACTGCGCTTTGAGAAATTGCGCGAATTGGGCTGCATCGCCTGCCGCATCGCGTTGAAGCCGTCCCCTTGCGGACACACGGAAATTCACCATTTGGTCGACAAGGGCAACCGCAAGTCATCCGGCGGACACGCAGCAACTATCCCCTTAGGCCGATGGCATCACCAGGGGATACCGTTCATTGACCGGACGGCGGGTTACATGCGCGCGAATTTCGGGCCATCGATGCGGTTGCAAAAGAGGGAGTTTACGCAAACGTATGGCACGCAGAGAGAGTTGCTTGCGAGGGTGAATGTGGCGATTGGGCTACCAACGAGAGGACTAGGATTATGAGTCAAGTGAGCGACGCTGGCCTTAGAGGCGTAGATAAGATTGCCCTATATGGTTGGACGACCAAGAACGAACCGGGGACGCTCGTATTCGTCCACAAGGGAAGTCTAGCCGTTGATCAGACCTATCAACGTAAAATGAATGACAGCAAGCGGCTCCGAATAGCATCAGCGTTCAACTGGGCTGCGTTCGGCGTCCTCATAGTGGCGCGCCGGCCAGATGGCTCGTTGTGGGTTATCGACGGCCAGCACCGGCTAGCCGCTGCTCAATCAAGAAGCGATATCGAGATGGTCCCGGTAATCATTTTCGACTTTAAGGGTGAAGTCGCCGACGAAGCGACGGACTTCCTGATCGCTAACCGTGACCGACGTCCGCTCGATGGCATTGAGTCTTTCCGCGCGCTGCTCGTATCCGGCGATCCTATTGCGGTACAGGTAAACGAAATGCTGGAGCGAAGTGGGAAGGTGATCGCCAAGAACGCTCATACCGCCAACTCGATCAGGTGTGTAAGGGCGCTCACCTATTGCATGACAAAGGACGCTCGGACCATGCGTGCTATATGGCCGCTGATCGTTGAACTTGCGGGGGAGGCTGTCATTGACATGCGACTTGTGTTTGGCATGTTTGAGCTGGAGCGCCGTCTCATCGATGCCCAGGACAATCCACGCTCTCTCACAGAGAAGGACCACCAGAGCAAGCTCATTGTTAGGGGCCACGCGGCCGTCACGGAAGCGATTGGCAAGGCGGCGGCGTATTACAACAAGGGAGGTCAGGTGGTGTACGCGAAGGGCATCTTGAACTTACTGAACCACGGTAAGAAAAACAAGCTGCGGATTCGAGGAGACGCCGAGCCCGTCGAATGATCGAGACGATCGAACAATGAAATGCTCCACCGTGAAAGTCGCTGGCTTAACCGCAATCGTCTGCGGCAGAGATCGCATCTATCACTGCGTCGTGTGTGGGAGTCCTGCAGGGAAACTTTGCGACTGGAAGCTAGGCCCGAAACGCACCTGTGACCGCCCGATCTGTGATGTGCACGCAACCTCGCCCGCGCCGGGGAAGGATCTGTGCCTCTCGCACGCGACGATGTGGGCCGCGCATCCCAAGAATCCTGGGAGAGCCCGTGGCTGAGATCAGGTCGCCGGGGGGGGTAGCGTGTCCGTCGAGGAAGGACATTACGTGCCCACGGCCCAAAAACACTACGTGTATCCGCGCTGGGTGCTCGCCGTGAGCGAAACGCACGTCTATTACTCGCAGCACGGCGAGGCGCACTTTTTCTGCCGCATCGAGACGTTTCGCGAGTGGGTGAAACGAGCGAAGGCGAGGAAGCTGCCGTGACCTACGCCGCCGACTCCAAAGTCCCCGTCTCGCGCAGTCGCGAACACATCGAGCGCATCTTGAAACGCTATGGGGCCACGGGCTTTGCCTTTGCGATGGAACCGGAGCGGGCGATGATCGGCTTTCAAACGGATGAACGGCGTATCCGCTTCGTCCTGCCGATTCCGCGCGGGCAACTCTCGCAAAAAGACTTCGAGCAGAAAGAGCGAAGCCGCTGGCGGGCATTGCTCTTGTCGATCACCGCGAAACTGGAGGCGGTCGAATCGGGCATCGAGACGTTCGACTCCGCGTTCATGTCGCACATCGTCATGCCGAACGGCCAGACCATGGCGGAGCATTCGCTGCCCTACATCAAGCAAGCCTATGCCACCGGCAAGATGCCGCCCTTGCTCAATTTCGACGGTGGAGCATGAGATGCGCTGGCCCTGGACCAAAAAGCCAAAGCCCCTGGCCATCCCGCCCTACGCCCCGCCCGTGCAACCACAGCAGAAGCGTTGCGACAGTGGCATCGAGGTCCAGGAGCACGACACCTCCCAGATGACCCAGACCGGTATTCACCGGGCGTGGCGAAAGATGACCGGCAAGGACGACAAAGGAGATTGACCATGCACATTACCTACACATCCCCGCACGGGATTTTGCTGATCTTGGCGTTCATCTTCGCCCTTCTCGCGATCATCCCCTGGAGATCCCCGGCTCCCGCGGTCCCCTGGGCTGGCCTCTCCTGGCTGTTCTTTGTGGCGGCGTTTATTTTCTTTGGGGCGTGAGCGTGACGGAAGCGCAGCGCCGCGAGGCGAACGCCCGCAAGCAAGTGGATGCGCGACTTGAGGCGGCCTATCGGCGGTTGCATGAGGCTAACCAGGAACTGTGCGACGCGGAGCGCGAGTACCGATTGGCGCGCGAGGCGTTCGCCCGGGAGCGCGATACTTTTGGACCGGGAGAAGGTGAGCATCAATAACCACGGGACGATCCCGTAAGGAGACGATGATGGAAGATTCTAAGGAACGACTCGCCATGTCGGTGGAAGAACTGCAGCGGATGAACGCAATGGATAACGCCGTCCGGCACCGGCTCAAAGAGGAGAGCCCCGAGCAGGTAGTCCAAGCCGCGCAGAAGTACCTTGATTTTCTGCAAGGCAAAAGATCGGGAGGCTGAGCATGGCTGAATACACGACGACCGACGACTACGCGCGCTCGTATTCGGACAGCGATGACTATGTGCGCCGGTATCTGGCGCTCGATGTGCTCAAGGCGCGCGCCCGCATCCGCGAGCTTGAGGCGGCGCTGGCTAAAGAGAAAGGTGGATGGGATGCGTTCTACAAACTGCGCAAGTCTGTGGGCGAGAACCGGTATCCCGGCATGACTGCCGAAGTGACAACCCAGGACCGGGGAGCAGAGCATGAGTAGGCCAGTAAGCAGCCGCAAAGGCGGCCACAATCGCGAGCCGTCGCAAGTAGTAAAACGGCCAGACCCGCCAGCGGCAATGCGACGAAGGTGCCGACACGAGCGCACATCACCCGGCGCGGGCTACAACCGATGGTGTGACGACTGCGGCGGCATGTTGCCCACGGACCGGGGAGATGAGCATGTGTAGCGGATGGGAATGGTGGCATGCCGTGTTCCTTGGCTTGTTGGTCGGCTTGGCATGGTCATGGCTCTGTAGGAAGGCGTTTCCGGCGGACCCGGGAAGGTGAGCATGAATAAGACGTACACGGTGAAAGACGGCGACACGCTCTGGGCCATCGCCAAGCGCGAATTAGGCAGTCCGTTCGCGTGGCCGGACCTCTGGGGTGTCAACCGGGAGCAGATTCGCAACCCGGATTTGATCTATCCCGATCAGGTGCTCCGCCTGCCGACGAAGGAAAGGCATGGGTAGCTCTGAAGTGCGCCGGTTTGAGCTATCGGCCTGGAATGCCATCGTAGGGTTAGGCACTGGTGAGCGATTCGTCCGAGCATCCGACTACGACGCCCTTGCCGCCGAGCTTGCCAGTCAAGTCGCATGGAAGGAGCGCTACATGCGCGAGGTCTTGGAGGCGGCCGAACGCATCCGCGAGCTTGAGGCGGCGCTGGCGAGAGCCAAGGAACTTGTCTACAGGCCGTTCCCAATGCCCTTGGTAATAGACACCTACACGACGTTTTACGTCGAGTGGTGCACCGACCGCGAACGTATTTTCGCAACTGTGGACCGGACAGGTGAGCCATGAACGTTCAGCGGTGGAAGATTCAGACCGGCGGCAAAGAGTTTATTCCTGACGGCGAATACGTTGAAGCCTCGGCCTACGATGCCTTGTTGGACGACGTGCGCTGCCCCAGGGCAGCCGAGTGGAAGTATCTGGACGATGGCGTGACGCTGATGAGAGCGGCGCTGGCAGCGATCCCCGAACGGTATCGCGACGGTGATCCGAACCAGTTGCACTACGCGATCAAGGAATGGCTGGAGCGGCCCGCTCGCGCCGCGCTACCGTGCTTTTGCGAGGTGTCCGAAGTGTCAGCCGACTGCCCGCTTCATGGCTCACCTTCACGCCCCGAAATTCCGCAGGTACAGCTTTTTGCCGAGGGCCGCTGCCCGAACATGATGCACAAGCGGTACGCGATGCTGAACTGCACCGAATGCTCGCCGTGATGCGCAAGAGCGAAATAGCCTGCTACGTGCTCGCGTCCGAGATCGAGGTATTGCACGCGCGAGACTTGGCTCGCAGGCAAGGTCGGGGCCGCTCCCGGCAGTCGTGGCAAGACCTGTACGACCCGCACGCCGCGACCGAATTGGGGAGCCTGATTTACAACCGCCTATGCTCACCTTCACGCGATAAAAACCTGAGCACCGGCCCCGCTTTGAGTGACACAGCTGTTCCCATGCTCAGCTCCAAGACCGATTTCAAATAAGGGGAAATACCGATGGGCCTGATTCTCTTGATTGTCCTGATCGTATTTCTGTTCGGCGGCGGGCAGTTCTACGGCGGGGGTCAATACCGCACCTGGGGCTTTAGCGGCGGCGGGCTCTTGATCTTGATCTTGCTCATTTTGCTCTTGACGGGGCAGCTCTGAGCATGGGCAATAACCGCCACTCGACCGCCCTTTTCCAATGTGTGCGCTGTGGCCGGCGCTATCAAGCGGTGACGCGCACGGCGGTCTATAAATGCCGCTGCGGCGGCTCACCGATGGCCATTCAAACCCCGCAGGGTGAAGCGGCGTTAACCCATGGGTTGCCGTGTACGAGGGCGGATGGACGCGAAAGCCCTGCACCTATCTCGAACCGGGAGGGATGAGGTATGGCGTTCGGACCTGGCAAGTACGATCCAGAATGCACCGAAATACGGGCGCGGCTGAAAGCGCACGGCGTGCTGCTTATGGTGTTCAGTGGCGATCGCGGCAGCGGCTTCGCGGCGCAGCTCACGCCCGAGATGACCATGAATCTACCCAAAATCTTGCGCGGCATTGCCGATGAAATCGAGCGCAGCGGAATCGACGCGTGAAACTCCTCTGCCTCTTCTTCCACCGCTGGCAGTGCGTTGCCTCCCGCAGCTTAGGGGGCGGGATGGAGCACCGGACCTATCGCTGTGCGCGCTGTGGCCGGTCGAGCTTTCGGCGGGTGAAGCTCGAGGGGGTGCGGCTGTGAATTCGGACCTTGATGCCCTCATGACGAGCGATCTCGCGGCCCGCATGGGCACTGTTCTCGAGGGCAAACCGTCAGAAGTCCAGGGCGCGGTCTTGGCTCAACTCCTAGGCGCATATGTCGCGGCGCACTCCCAATTCGGCGACGAGGCGGTTGAGCAGCTGCTTGGGAGGTTCATCGAGCTCGTGCGCGCGCTCGTGCCGGTGTACGCGGAGCGGTTCAAGTCGAGGGTCGGGCATTGATCCGCCTGATCGCCATGGCCCTTTTGGTCGGCTCCATCTCGAGTGCGCTCGTGAGCCTTGCGTGCTGGCTGGGGGATGTGCCGCCGGTGGGGCATGAGGTCATGGGCGCGCTCTGCGGCTGTCAAGCCGGGCGGGTGGCGTTTGCGTGGTGGGTGAGGCGGGAGAGGCGGCAAAGGAATGCCCTGAAGCGGCAAAGGAATGCTCTCAAGCGGTATCGGAGGGAGCGGTGAGGCGAGAGTGTGCCTTGGCAAGGCCGATTCTGGCGAGCGGTGGGCGCGTTCCAGCCGAGATCGATGGTACCCCTTGGGGTGGGGAAGGCCCCCCGGGCTTATCCTCGCGCGGCATGGGGGCGGATGCGCCCTATGGGGTTTGCCGATGAAATGGGTGACGATCAAGAAGGCCGCGGAGCTCTCCGGGTATACCGAGAAGGCGATCGAGGCGAAACGGGCGGACGGGGTGTGGCTCGAGGGCATTGTCTGGATCAAAGCCCCCGATGGCCGTATTCTCATTTCAACAGAGGGGATAGACCAATGGGCCGAGGGACGGGTGTGCGCGCCGCAAGCGCCTCATCGATTGCAATCAGCTTCGAGTACAAGGGCGTCCGCTGCCGCGAAAAGCTCAAGCTCCCGCCAAACCCCGCCAACCTCCGGTACGCCGCCGGATTGAAAGCGACCATCGAGCACGAGATCGCGGTGGGCAGCTTCGACTACGCCAAGCATTTCCCGAAGAGCCGGCGCGCGAAAGTGCTCGCGAAAGTCCCGGCAACCGTCATCACGGTGGGCGAGCTGCTGACTGATTGGCTGCGCGACACCCGCGCAGAATTGGAGCCTGAGACTTACGCGGACTACGCCGAGTACGTTGAGAACACCTGGCGCCCGCTATTGGGCAAGCGCTTGCTTTCGGATCTGACCGCGGCCTGGGTCTACGAGTGGATCGGCAAGCAGAAGAGGAGCAAGAAGCGGATCTTGAATCTTCTGACCCCGCTTCGCCAAGCGGCCAAGTACGCGGTTAAGCCGCGCAAGTTCTTGACCGAGGATCCGATCGGGAAGCTCACGGTGAAGCGGCCGGCGGGTATTGACGAGAGCGACGTGCTGATCGATCCGTTCACGGCGGAGGAGATCGAGGCGATTCTGCCGCACTTGGAGCCCGAGCTCGCCGCCATGTGTCAGTTCTGGGTGTGGACCGGACTTCGGGTGGGGGAGCTGATCGCGCTCAAGTGGTCGGACATCGATTTCGAGCGCAACATCGCGCGCATCACCAAAGCCGCCCGCGGCAACCGGCGCAAGGCTCCGAAAACGAAAGCCGGGGTGCGCGAAGTGAAACTCCTCCCGCCCGCATTAGAAGCGCTCCAACGGGCGAAGCCCTTCACCCGCCTCCTGCATGCGGAGATCTTCCAAGATCCCGGCACGCGCCCGATGGGGAACAACCATGCGCCAAAACGGGCGATTGCTCCGTGGGCGAACGATAAGCAGATTCGCGTGCGCTGGCAGGCGGCGTTGAAAGCCGCCGGCGTGCGCTACCGCTTCCCGCGCCAGCTGCGTCACACCTATGCGTCGTGGATGCTGAAGTTCCGCGAAGACCCCGCGTGGATCTCCGCGCAGATGGGACACAGGAACGTCTCGGTCACGCTGACGACGTACGCCAAGTACATCCCGGCGATGAACCCGAACGCGGGGATGGGCGCGTACGCGGCGATCATGGCGGCGAAGAACAAGGGACACGATTAGGACACGGTCGGTTGCAAGCTGTTGTTTCACGTGGCGTGGACGGGGGTTCGATTCCCCCCGGCTCCACCATTTGGGCGGCTGAAATCGCGATTTTGGGGGCCCGGTACCCGCCTAAGTCCCCCCGAATCCCCCCGGCTGGGACACGATTGGGACACGATTTTGGAGGGGATTCAATGGCCGGCAAGCGACCTACGAAGGACGAAATTATCGCCCATCTCGAAGCGCGGCTCGCCGCACTGGAGGAGGCTTTCAGCCGGATGGAAGACTGGGTGATCGACACCCAGGACAACGTTCTGCCCTATGTCCTCATCAGTGAAAGCCGCGTGCGGGAGCTCAATTTCCAGCGCATAGAGGCACTGGCCAAAGCGAGGGCCGCTACGGCCGCGGCCACTCCGAATCCAACCGCCGGCAATCCGCCAGCACCGTCTCGTACTTGACCTTCAGGGCTTCGATGAGGGGTCGAATATCGCGTCCAGGTCCTTCGATAGCTCCCCCGCCGGCGGAATCGCTGCCGCTGGCTTCGGGTAGACGGGGCACGGTACCGGCACATATCTGACCGTCGTGCAGCCAGATTGGAGTAGAGACAATCCGCAAAGGGATAGCAGCCAGATCTTTCGCATGTTGGGCCTCGGCGGGTTTTGCAATCAGGGTTTGGTATTTGGCTTCTTGTGCAGCGGCGGCGGTTTCGGCTTGAAGTTTCGTGATCGTCAACCGGGCCTCACAGGTGTGTTCCCCAATGGCCTGTTCGGCGTGGTCATGGTGGATCCAGGCGAGATACATCCCGACGATCAGCACCAGGGCGCCCAGGGCTTCCGCCAAAGTGCGGTTCGAGAGGAGCAGCGCGATCATCGAGGCTTGACGTCCGCCGCAGCTCTTTCGCGCAACCGCTCCACCTTAATCTCGTAGAGGATGACGTCGCAGAACGCCGAGAGCTGCTGGCGCACGCCTTCGATCTTTTGCAGCACGAGCTGCAGCTGCGCTTCGGTCATGGGTCCCGCTTCGGCGCGATGGATTGGGTCATGACGCTCGTCAGTGAGAACATATCGCTTTTCACATCGTTCATGTCATTCTGCATCGCGACTCGGTGTTCTCGTGCACGTCCTGCCGTCACGATGCCGATCCACACCCCGCCGATCGCGGTCACGAGCGTCGCGAGCGCGCAGACGAGCGTCGCAATCGCGGTGATGTTGGCGCTCATGGCGTTAAGACTCCATATCGACTGGTTCGTTTCATCCGATCAGCTCGGCTTCCGCTTCGCGCCGCTCGAGTAACCCCTCGAGGACCTGGCCGTTGCAGTGGTCCCACTTGAGTAATTCCGCTTTGGCGGCAATGAAGTTCCGCGCGTTCACATAGCCGCGTAACGCGCTCGAGCGGTAATTCCCAATCCCGAGATTGAAAATGAAATCCGTGAGCGCCGCTTGCGCGCCCGGGGCGAGCCCGGGGCTGTAGACATTCAAGAGCGTATCGGCACAATTCAAGTCATGCATCAGTTCCTCTTCCGCTTGTTCCGCAGTCCAGACGAGTCCCTGATAGACGTCCTTTCCGGTGTGGCCGTAACCAATCGTCCAGACGAGCGCGGGACATAGGTATGCCATGAGTTTGCACCCCTCGAACCGCCGCGCGAGGTCCTCCGCCGTCACAGCCCACCGTTCCGTTCCCACTCCCGAATCGCCCAGTAGACCCAGCCGAGTGCGATCGCGAGCATGGCCAACCCGCCCAAGATCCAATAGTTCATTTGGCAAGTGCCGTGTAATGGCCCAAGACAATGCCGAACACTAAGAAGGTAAACGCGGTGGCGATCAGCCAACCCTTCGCCGCTTTGATCACGGGCAGAATCTCTTTCGCTTCGAGCACTTCGGCGCGCAGTTCCGCAATTACGGATTTGACGTGCGCGAGATCGGCGTGCGCGACTTGGGCAACGTCGGTCTCGACGTGTGCGAGATCGGCCGCCGCGTCATTCTTCACTGCTACTAATTCTGTTTCTGTCATAGGTGTTCCTTACTTGAGGTAGAGATATCGGAGCCCCGTCATGCCGTTGTCGCGAACCAATCGCAGAGCCCGCCATTGCCGTTCTGGTACGAAAATCCAGTCGTGGTGATGCTGCCCGGCACGACCCAGCCCGTATCGGGCGAGCCATAATTCCATTGCACGAATACGCGCGGCACACTCGCGAACGTGTAGCCGAACGGAACAGGGACCGTGCCCGCGGCGCACGTGAACGTGCCGCTCTGTACCAGCGCTGCGAGCGCCCGGGCGATGAACGCCGTGTTCGCAATCGATGTATCGTTATCCCCGAGTGTGGGCGTCGGCGTCGTCGGGTTGCCGGTCAAGGCGGGCGAGGCTTTGGGCGCCAACAGCGCGATCGCGTTATCTAACGCGAGCACATCGGCGGTCACTGCCGCACTCGTCGCTAACGGCGCGACCGCACTCGAGAGCTGCGCGGGGGTCACATACGGGAGCAGCGCCCATTTCGTCGGGGAAGTGGCGGGCGTGTTGCCGATGTTCCCGGCAACGAGCGATGCGTAGAGGATATTGTCAGGTCCGCGCGTCACGTCATTGACGACGTAGGTTTCCGCCGCATCGTAATCGGCAATGCCGCGGCGGCAGAAATAACGCACCGCATTCATGCAGTAATTCAAGAGCCAGTTAAAGCGCTGGCGCGACGGAGGCGTGGTCGAGAGCGGCCAGCCCGTCGACACCGCACTATTCCCCGGATCGACCATATCGGCCGACGTCATGGCGTCATCGCCCCAGGCATCCCGAACGGCGGGTTTTACAATCGTACCCATCAAAGCCTCCTCAAGGCGTGTAAGTGATACTGCCGATCGCAACCCCGGCGGGGCGCGGCAGAATGTCCAAGGCGGTGAGCAAGGCCTGATCGGTCGGGCTGATCGGCACGGGAATGGTGATCGCGAGGGAGAGCGTGCCGTTGTCGGCAACGCTGCACGGCACCCCGAAGATGTCCTGGAGGGCGAGTTCGATCGCCGGACGCGTCCCGGAGGATTGGTTCCGCACGATGGCCGCTTTCAAGATGGTGAGATACGCCGCATCGTTCAAAGTGGTGGAACCGGCTGCGGTCGCCCCTTCCTCGTAGAACACCCCGCCGATCGAGGGGTTTGTTTCCTCACCGAAGCTCAACGCCGCGACGTCATCCGCGAAGCCGAAGAAGCCCTGCACCAGAACCGTCTCGATCACGCGGGGTTGCCCGACCCAGAGGCCGATGATGTCCAACTGGTTGCCGACGGCTAAGTCTAAATCGAACGCCGGTTGAATGGCTTGGGTTGCCTGCACGATGTCCGCGATGCTGTTCGTGAGAAGTCCGACCAAGGCCATGAAGTTCGGTTTCTGGTTGTGCTCGCTGGTGATGAGATTTGCGTACGCCGCACCGCTCGGGAGCACGCTCGGCGCGGGCCCAGAGGAGACGACAAAGTCGACCGCGGTTCCGGCTGCGATGGTCCCGGTGAGTGACTGACTGATCACCAAACCCGCGGCGCTCGCGCTCGCGATGATGCTCAGCGACCCGACGTTCAGGTCCGCGGCAATGAGGGCTGCTGACGCCTCCGCCTGCGTGTCCCCGATGAGATTCGGGACCGTGACTTCGGCCGCAAACGGATTCCCGGTTTCGGGCGCCCGAATCGGGGATTGCAGCGCTTGCGGCCGCAAAGCCGAGAGCGGCAGCCGCTGGACGAGCGGAACGACCGTCGTCATTTAGCTATGCCGGGGCGTCGCGGGCGGGGGGTTGCCGGTCTGCCAGGCTTTGACCGGCGTGTTCGGGGACTGCGGGCGCAAATTAGTCAAGGGGAGCCGCTGCACCACGGGGATCACTTGCGCCATCAGCTCTCCCAGAGCATGCAGGTGCCCCAATTCGGCGAGTTCTGATTGCCCACAAGCAGCCCCAAGCAGCCGCCCGTCTGGATAAAGGTGCGCGGGGTGCTCCCCACCACCGCCAGGCTAAACGAGGTGCCTAACGGAACCTCAGAGAGGAGCGCCACGCAGCGCTTGGCATCGACTTGGATCGCCGGGGCGAGTGCGAAGACCGGTTGTGCTTGGATGTTCCCACCCGCGTAGGAACTGGTGAGCCCATACGGCCACATTGCCAATGGCGGGTTGAGCATGAAATTGCCGCTCGTCGGAAATTTCAGATTGGCGGGCGCGGCAATCGTGTACCCGAAGGTCTCCTGACGCCAGTCCGAGTACGCACCCAACTGCACGTTGAACGCATCCCCGGTGACCGCGCCCGTCGTGTCGTTGGTGCGGCTGATGCAAAAGCCGAGCCCATTACCGGGATTGCCCTGCATACCGGCCTTGAGTGCTACGCCTAAAAATCCATCCGCCGCGCGATAGCACATGTACGAGGGATAGGCGTTCGAGAGGGTGGTGGCGCATTGGAGGAGCTGCGCGTTCGATTTCAATGTGCCGGTGATGTTGCCCGCGCCATCCGACCCCTGCCCGACCGTCAGTTGCAGTTCGGGATGGTTCGCCCCGAAAGCCCCGTACTCCAACTTGAAGAAAATCGGGTTCCCGGCCTGGTTCGCGTCATTGAACGCCCAAATCTCATAGCCCACGATGCCGGTTCCGCCATAGCTCCCCACCGAAGCGCTCGCCCAATTGATCTGCCCGGTGTCGGCGGTTTTGGTCAAGCCGATCGCCGCCAACTGCGCGCTGATCTGCCCGCCCCAGGCTTGAAAGTTCGCATCCGTGTCGCAGTCGATGGGGCTTACGAATTGAGAAGTCGGCATGGTGTACTCGTTAGGTGACGGTGAAGGTGACGTTCGCGTTGGCCGCGACCGCCGCTTCGTTGTAGGCAAGCTGGATATCCGCGCTCACGGGAGTCGCGGTGTTTTTCTGCAAAGTCATGGCAGTGATGTTGAACGTCCCCGCATAGGCAGTTCCCAACAGAGACGCGGGTACGATCAGGCCGAAGTAGCTCACATCCGCCCCGATCGGCAGCGCCTCCAGGAACGTCACCAGAGCGGCGGCAATCAGGGGTTCGGTCGAGGCCGACCAGCCGGAC